TAAAGGAAGCCCCGTGGCGTTAGTGAGCGTCCCAGATGAAGGTGTACCTAATGCCCCACCGTTGACAACAAACGCCCCAGAAGAGCCTGTGTTAACGCCAAGTGCTGTAACGACACCTGTACCTGTTGTAAGGTTTGTAAAACCACCTGAACCGTTATTTGCAAGTAATGTGTTTGCTGATCCACTAGGCGCATTGGCTAGAGCCTGCCATGCCGAAGCGTGTGCAAAGAACATCTTCCCGTCGGCATGAGAATGAGCCAAGGCTCCGTGATAGGTAGTTGCAGAAGGAAACGCTGCTTGGTTAGCGAAGTAAAAGGGAATGACAGAACCCACCGCTGGTGCAGTAATTACGCCTGTATCGTCAATGGTTACTAGGCTGTTTTGAATCAGCTTTCCAGTGCTTGTATCAAATCTTGTGACTGCATTGTCTGTAGCAGACGCAGGGCCAACTACATCACCTGCTCCCGCAGGCGTATCCCAAGCAAAGGCTGATCCATTCCATTTCAGATAACTGCCCGAAACTGTAGGAGCAGTTGCAAATGTTGTGGTCGATGCGCCCGACTGATAGAGGAGCTGGTTTGCCGCACCGCTTGCGATACTTGCTGCGGTTCCTGTTGTGTTTTGATTTAGCGTAGGAACATCAGCCGCAACTAAAGCTCGAAACGTAGGTGCGCCCGATGAACCATTGGGAGAAGCTAAAACATAGTTTGCCGTCTTACTTGCGTAAGGATTCTGCGTATCTCCATAGTTCGCTGCAAGACTGATCGCGGGAGTCGATCCACCGCTTGAACTGATTGGAGCACTTCCCGTAACGGATGTGACCGGAGCGGTTCCGCTACTTGCCGAGGTGATTCTTCCGTAGGTATCAACCGTGATTGAAGCATTCGTATAACTTGCAGCCGTAACCCCAGATGTTGCAAGTGCAATGGTTCCTGACGATGTAATCGTGCCACCAGTTAAACCTGTTCCTGCGGTAATGCTAGTGACTGTACCTGTGCCGCTTGCAGCAGCCCAAGAAAAGGTCGTTCCGTTCCAACTTAAAAAAGTGGAGCTTGTTACAGGCGCGTCAACAAATGAAGTTGCACCTGACCCTGTTTGATAAGCAATCTTATTAGCAGCGCCGCCTGCAAGATTGGTTGCTGTAGTTGCTGATGTTGCGCTCGTTGCTGAGGTTGCGGTAGCCGCATTACCTGAAATACCAATCGCCCAGGTTCCTGACGCGTTAGTTCCCGTTGTGCTTGGCGCTCCAACCGTGTTGTAGCTTATGGTTTGAGCGGCTGATCCATTAAAGGTAGTCCCTGATGCCGCACCAGAACCTGAGTTGTTCATGGTTAAGGCATTGGTTGTTGTTCCACCGCCGCCCGTTGCACTAAGTGTTCCTGTCGAGAAACTCAAACCAGTGCCTATGGTGACGTTAGAGAATCCACCAGACCCGTTACCATAAAGAATGCTCGTCCCTGATGTGGCAGGAGCGTAATCTGTTCCTGATGTAGCCGCAGCAATAACACCCGATGTTGCTTTCAACAGACCCGTAGTCGTAGCTGCTTTGATGAGCTTGCCTGTTGTGCTGTTAAACAAAGCAATCTGGCTATCAACTGCACTTGATGGGCCAACAACATCGCCAGTTCCAGAAACAGCCGCCCAAGCAAACGCACTGCCATTCCACTTTAAGAACGTATCTGTAACCGTTGGTGCTGTGACAAAGGATGTGGTATTTGCACCGGTTTGATAAACCAATTGATTCGCAGCACCACTTGCAAGATTTGCTGAAGTACCTGTGACTGAGATACCCCAAGTGCCAGAAGCATTTGTTCCGGTGGTCGATGGTGCGCCAATCGTGTTATAGCTGATCGTCCTTGCTACGGAACCATCAAAAGTTGTACCCGATGCTGCGCCCGACCCAGAATTATTAAAGGTAGCAGGATTAGTAGTCGTTCCACCACCACCACTTGCGGCTGCCCAGGCAAAAGTAGCACCACTCCATTGCAGGAAGGTTGAGGCAGTCGTAGGAGCATCAATAAATGATGTATTACCCGCAGAAGTTTGCACCGCAATCTTGTTTGCCGCACCACCCGCAAGATTGGTTGCGGTGGTAGCAGAGGTTGCAGATGTAGCCGTTGCCGCATTGATGTTCCACGAGCCTGAAGCACCTGTGCCATCGTTTGCAGGAACGTCCAAATTTGCACGAGCACCCGCTGCTGTAGACGCTCCAGTGCCACCGTCCGCAATGGCAAGGTCTGTGATGCCTGAGATTGACCCACCGGAAATAGAAACGGAATTTGCTGCTTGGGTAGCAATCGACCCTAAACCCAGATTTGTTCGTGCGGTCGATGCTGAAGCTAAATCCGAAAGATCGTTTGATCGGAATGCGTAGGCTGTATCTTGGCCCGTAGCTGTTACGCCTAAGTTGGACCGAGCAGTTGCCGCATCTGTACCACCCGTTCCACCTCGTGCTACCGTGAGCGTTCCGGTTGTTCCACCAACAATCGGGAGACTTGTTGCATTTGTCAACGTCAGCGCAGAAGGTGTTCCTAAATCTGGTGTCGTAAGAACAGGAGAAGTCGCTCTAACGACATTCCCTGTTCCTGTCGAGGCTTGAAACGATAAATTTCCTGATCCATCTGTTTGGATGACCGACGATGCCGCACCATCCGCAGAGGGAAGAACAAATGTCACATCTGCTGCAAGAGACGCCGCGGCTCTTAGTTCCGTGTAATTTGTGCCGTTGTCCGAATCTTCCCCAAGTCTGATTCGCCCTGCGTTAGCAGCGACACCCTGTACCGTCAAGACATCTGACGATGTAAACGTATCTCCATCCAGGCCAGCTTGTTGATTCTTGAGCTGCGACATCAACTCCCGAATCGCGTTGTTGATATTGCTAGGAGCACAACCCTCAGCAATATTGATCCCGTCAATATCAGTATTGTTGTTTGGAGTTGAGGAGAACTCTGAAATCTTTGTCTTTGCCATGATTACTCCGTTTGCATCCCTGAAATCAACGGCGCAAAACCTAAATCCTCAACTTTTTTTCGTAATGCTTTGGATACAGGCTCAACCGTCATTTTAGATGCTTTTTGCATCATTAGCGAAGCTAGTTTCGGATCTAGCATTGCCTCGACCATAAGGTCAGCAATTTGCTGATCCGGTAATTTATATAAAAAATCTAGTGGTCTTGCTAAAGATTTTACTGTAGTAGTGGTTGCAAGAACATCCGAAAACATTGCCCCTATCAAATTAGCAGTAGAAAAGTTTTTAAAGGTATCCGAGCCAGGTCTTCTTGCGACCGCGGATGTTAATGATGCCGTTCTATCTAGGTCTTTCATTAAATTATCAAGCATCGCTCTTTGCTCAGTTGATAATGTGCGATCAATCTCAGCCGCTCTTGTTAAGAGTTGATTTTTTAATTTTGCTTGGCTAAAAATAGGAACTGATGTAACCCCCGCGGTTATATCTGGAGCTGCTACTTGTGCTCTTCTACCAATGTCTTGCAATAATTCCATTTGCGATACAGGCTGAGACATTTGACGATATTCCGACAGATAAGACTTGAAACCAGGTGCCACTGATTCAATCACATCGTCCAATACTTTTCTAACCTCAGAAAGTTCTTGTGCCGCAAGCCTTGCCCGAAAATCTTCCTTATCAAACAAACCCTCTTGGGCCATACGAATATCTTTTCTAATTCCATAAAGTCGTTGAGGTGTAAGAACTCCCCCTTCTTCCACATCTCTAATCAAACCCTGAACAAATTTCATCGTGTCACGAATTGGTTTTGAACCACCAGTTTCGCCTTTAATGATGTCTGCAATTGTTGCTTTTACTGGATTAAGTACATCTGATGACACTGGCCCAAATTCTGCCTGAGCTAAAAACGCTTCTTCTCGCATTGGTTTGGTGACCGTTCCTCGCGTCGCTCTTGCTGCCTCAAGACTTTCTGGGGTTCCGGCAAACCTTTCAAATTCCTGCATCCTAGCTAAATTCTGCCTCGATAATCTTTCGCCAATAAGATTTTGTGGATCAAAGATTTTAGACACTGGACCCTGAAGCCCTAATAGTCCAGGATCTCTTGCCGCCTCTGCCATTGTTGGCATAGACCCAGGAATAAATTCTGGGGCGCTCGCCATTCTTGTAGCGGCCTCGTCGGGAAGCGTTGCCGACCGTCTGAGTACATTCCCAATAATGACCTCTCGTCCTTCTTGGGTAAACGGTTGCACTACAGCTCTGGCAACTTGTGCTGCACTTTTTGCCGCCCCTGGCGCCCCTGCTGGCGTCACCGAGCCAATGATTCCAGCGCCTAATTGTGTCAATGGACCCGCACCTTCTTCCCTAGCAGCACCCGCAGCAGTAGCCCCTCCAATCGCCGCCGCTGCTTGTGCTCTAGGATCTCTTGCGAGAACTTCAGCAGTACGTCGTACAGTCGGGGTTTTTGCTGTTTCACTTAAATATCTAGCACCCCTAACCGCGGCTCCCGTTCCAGAAAGAGCAGAAACAACATCCTGAGCAACTCTTTCTCTAGGAGTTTCCGGTTTCGGTAAAATCATATTTAATAAAGATTGCACCGTTTCACTCGGCGGGACAGCTACTTGTCGACCAGCCGCAAGATTCATTAAACCCGTTATTGGATCAGCAATCATTGTTGGGATAGATGTCAAGCCTGTTATTAAGCCTCGTGCTGTTAAACCAACCTGTCTTCCAATGCCACCTGGAGATGGCAACTCAACAGGAGTTTGCCCCATCTCAAGCATTTCTCTAATAGGTTTTTTTAAGGCTTCCGTACGCTCATAATTGAGAATATATCTCAAGCCCGATGTTGAAACTTTCGACAAGTCTCCAGCGGCGATAGCCTCAAGATCCGAATCAGATAGTTTGCTTAAGTCCATCATGATCCCCCTTGCCTGCGTCTGCGAAGCTCTGCCGCTGCTGCTTCTCGTGATATCGAAAGCAATGGTTGTGCTGGTGGCTTTGGCGCGGCCTCTGTAATGTCCACCGGAGACCCAAGCGCACTTGTATTTAATCCATACCGAGCGCCAAGATTTTGGTATTCACCTAGCTTTGAATTGTAAGATCTTGCGGAATCTGCATACAAAGAGTCCGCTAGTCTTCTGAAATCCGTTCGTTGCTGCTCTGTTAGTTTTGTTCCTTTTATTACATTGTCAGCAAACCCTCTAATTCGATCTACTAATCCTGTTGCTTGCATTGCCATGCCAAGTTCTGATTCTCTAACTACGGAACCAGGATCTAGCAGTTTCATAATTTTTGTTGCGGCAGCCAAATCCCCCGCCGGAGAACGAAGGTCGATTGCATTTGTAATTTGACCATACGCAGATTTTACTTCTTGAAATGCTTTATAAACCGGCTCTCCCTTAAATTGACTTGATACTCGAATCTCATTTTCTAAACCCTTTTGCCCTTCTGTTATGTTTACAACGGTTCCAGGTTTATCCGTTCCCTGTCGAAAACGAGCGTATGTGTTAAATACTTTTTCTAAGTTTTCTGGCGTGATTTCTGATAAAGGAGTAGATGGGTCTATTTTATTTTGAGCAAAAGCCAAGTCCATGAGCGATGGGGTTTTCACTTCGCCAGCCTTAACACTACCTATTTCAGTATAAGTGCCAGTTACCTCATCAAAAACTACTTTACGCTCTTTCCCGCTTGTGTCGTAAATAGTTTGAATAGACCTTTTGCTTGTCGGTGGAGCTTCTGTCCCGCCCAAATAACCAACAATATTCCCCGCTTCATCAACAGCAACCGTTTGTTTTAGACCATCTTTATATATTGTTGCCGTACTAGTCTTTGGATTGCCAGCAACTTTTACCCACTTGCCATCTTGAAGTTCAAATAACGCACCGCCAACCTCTTTTGTGGGACGCTGTGTTATTTCACCGATGCCTTTTGCTAGCGGCAATACAGAACCTAGCGGAACTCCAGCAGCAGTTGCCGTGCTTATCAGTTTGTTGATGTCTAATTGAGCCGGACCTGTTGTTACAGAAGGAGTCGGCATCTCCATGCGCTCTAAATCCGTAAACTGTCTCTGCGGAGCAACCATAGCACCTTGAATAAGACCAGGAATTGCTTGTTCAGCCTTTTGTTTTTTTGCCATTTCGCTAAGTTGCAAGCCAATCATTTTGTCTTGTAAGGCTTGTTGAATAGCACCGCGGTACGCTTGTTGTCCGGTCATTAAGCCCTGACCGATGATCTGACCAATATTCTGTCGTTGTGCAGAAGGACCGGAGGCCATCAGTAAGCCAATCCCCGTTCCAAGTAACCCCTGGTTCTGTGCTTCTCTACGAAGTCTCTCAGCATCTTCTCCCATGAGTTGCCCCAAGTAAGAAGGTCCGGAACCAAACAATCTTTGCAAATATTCGTCCATCATGTCCTCACAAAAGCGACAAGCGTTTACGTTGAATCGGCTGAGGCAAAAGCGACGCAATATTGGGAGCCTGCAAGGATTGTCCTTTTCTTATCCCTGGAGCCTGACCCATAGGTCTTGGCTGAGACTGTTGCAACATATTGATGCCCTGAAGACCCATTCTCGATGCCGTAGGCGTACCAGAAGAAAACAAAGCCTTTGCTAACGGACCGCCAGCACCTGAATACGTTGCGGAACCACCTGTAGACATAAGACCAGGCAGACCGAACTCTCCTGTCTGGGCAGCCAACATTGCGGCCTGTTCAGAACCCATCGTCATCCCAGGCAAAGCACCATACGCACTAGACAAGAATGGGTTAGTAGCACCCACCGCGTTTGCGGCAGTACCAGCCGCAGTCGCAGCTTCACCAGCAAGTGCAGCAGATGCGGCAACCTCAGCAGCGGCGGCAGCAGACGCCACACCCTGAGCGGCAGCAGATGCTCCGATGGCTTCAGCAGCAAGAGCTATTTCTGGACCAGCCATTATGTCAACAAAGCCTTTCCTGCCAATGCCGCACCAAGGACACCCGCTAACGGATTAGAGTACGTCGGTTGCATGGTTTGCATACCCATCGGCGATCCGTAAGCCGCCGACAAAAATGACTGTAGGTTCGCGTAAGGCTGTTGCTGTTGGTAGTTGAACTTCTGAATGGCATCCGCAAGAGCTGCCTGTTGGTATTGCTCTGCCGTTTGTCCTACCTGAGCAAGTTGTGCAATGTCTGTGTAGTCTTGAGCGGCGAGACCTGGCGCAGCACCGATAGCCGCTTGTTGTCTAGCCTTCTCTTGCTCGTAAAGATTCGCACTGAGACCTAACGCGGATTGTTGCCTTGCTCGCTCATCTGCATAGTTCTGATAAGCCAGTTGTCCTGCTTGGGAAGTTAGCGCATTTGCTAACGCACCTTGAGCGCGAGCCTCCTGAGACATAAGAGCCTCGTTCATCCCATATCTTCCGGAGGCAGAGGCTTTAGACCTCATCTGATTGATAGCATCTTGATAAGACTGCGTTGCTTGAGAGAACCCAGGCTGTAGTGCCTGAGTCAGATAAGGATTTGGGTTCAGGTAACTACCCGAAATCGTGCTTTGCAACAAAGGATTAAATTGGCTTTGAAGTGCGGTTGCCTGAGCACCGCCGATCTGACCGGCAAGTTGTTGCTGGGCAAGAGGCACAAGAGGATTCCCCTGCATCGCCCTTGTCTGCATCGCAGATAGAGCGGCTTGGGTCTGTTGTGATGGGCCAATATAAGTTGCCCCAGTGTAGGCTTGTGGGCCACCTGTGGCATAAAGACGTTGAGCTTCAGACAAACCGTACTGAACATACGGCTGCATGGACGGGTCTAATTCCGTCCTTGTGATTGTGTTTGTTGATCCACCAGCCATATTAAACCCCTCTCACCCATCTCCTTGGTCGAAAACCCAACTCCTGAGCACGATGATTCCAACCCCTGCGCCATGAGTCAAAGCTGATCGTCTTTGCGCCACCTTCTTTTGCGATCCGGAGTACATGATCTAAACCAGAATCAAAGTCTCCCTTGCCATACGCACACCAAATATGCAAATTATCGCCTATTGGCTGCAAAACTACAAAGCCGCAGGGTCGGTCTTCAACAAACACCCAAAGCATTGATTTGCCCGTGAAACAATCCGAATAAATGTCTTCTGGTATCCATGACTCCGGACTTTTTGTCAAAATGATTTCGAGGCCATTCCTAACAAAAGGCCATATCTTTCTTAAATGCTCCGGCTTTATGTATTCCACGTTCATCCAACTACCACATAACCAAAAGTCACGTCTGCCACATTATTTGCAAAATGTGTGATCGTTGCAGATCCATTGGTAACTGATGAAACATAAACGATTGGGCCACCAGAAATATGCTGTACGGTCAAAATTACTGACGGTGTAGCGGGTCTTGTTGGGGAAGCCTGGGCCGCAATATGCTCAAGCCTTACCTGAGTATTTGTCGCGCTCCAGACAAGCTCAACGTAATCATTTGCCGCGAGATCAACGAATAAATTAAGAGCGGCAATCAAATGACCTTCAATACCGCCATGACTGCTTGGAATCGAAAACTGAGAATTTGAGTTTGCTACGTTTACGCCGTTCTTTCTAAGCCACAAATCTGAGTCGCGAATCTGCGTGTCTGCGTTCGCAAACTGTACAGAAAACTGTACATTGTACTTTCCCGCGACCCTTACGTTTATTCTTGATGAGTTCGACAGATAGACATTGTTTGACAAATCAGTGTTGGAAAACGTAACTGGATAAGCCGTAGTTGTACTTGCAGCTGTTTGGTCATTAAGGTCGAAAAACGCCCCGTAGGGAAGCCCAAATGTATAAGCATTCGCAGAGTACGGGATAAGAATAATCTTGCTCTCTACCCCGATCCTAGCGTCTGTAATCGTGGTTGTGGTGGCGTTTCCCGTGTTAAGGGTTACCGTACCCGTGTTATTGGTCTTCCCGTCCATAATCCCGCGAACGATTTCAGCCACCGCTCTAGAGTCACCACCAAACGGAGGTAATGTGCGGAAGATCATCTCAGCCCCTGTGGTACAACTGTGACATCAACCCCAACGGCTGATGTCCATACCCCAGAAGGAATGACCTGAAGGCGATGATAAGTACCCGCAGACCGTAAACCAATTCGGTTGTCATTGTTTGCCGTAAAAATTGAACCAGCAAATTGTGCAACTTGCCCTAGACGTTTTCTTGATGAGATCTGAACGGAACAAGAACCGTCATCAATCACGGGCCTTACCAATGTCACGACACTCGGTGTATCGTTCAATGAAAGATCGGGAGTGATGATATTTGCCGTAAGTGGCGAACCCGAAAACGCCACAATCTTTGCACCGAGCGTTCCTGTAAGCAGATTAGATGTCACCGTGAACCCGAAAGAATCTAAGCTCGCTGGCAACGAATCAATACTTCCATAAGCATCTAAATTCTCTAAAGTCAGGCCAGCCCCAGAAGTTGTTGTGATTGCCGTGGACGATGAAATCGTGTCCACATTCACCTCACCATAAGACCATTTCTTAAGATTGAAGTTGTAAATCAAGACATTTACCCCTTGCGCCGTGTTCTTGAAACACCAGATCACAAGGTTTTTGAGCGGGTCTACCGCCGCACTCATCGTCGAGAGCTGAGAAATATCTACGTTGTTGAAGAACCACCGGTCGACCTTTTCAACCGATATTGACTCAATTGCTTGTCCATTGCACTGATAGAACCCATCATCCGATAGGAAGAATGAGATACCAGCGTACTGAATCACTGAGTTTGGTTCCATGCATCCCAAACCCCTGGAAATCGTGTCAAACTGAAACACGAGCGGACTGCCAACATACGACATCCGCACCACTGCACGGTCCATGAAGACCACCCCGTACTCTCCACCAGCGAGACCCTTAACGTGACCTCCATCAGGGATATCCTGAAAGTCACTTTGTGTAAGAGCAGATGGAGTCCAATCTGTCTCATCGCCCAAGGCACACCACTCAACGCGATTTGGATAGACTGTCGCTCCATTGTTGAAACCCGCGATAATAAAGTCCCTGACTGTGGTGATGTACCGTGATTTTGGAGCTGCTGCACCTAAATCCGCGAACAACGATGATGTCCCCATCAGAAAACCTTGAAGACGTTCACCCCCGTTTGCAGCAACCAACCTATTACCAAACTGAGTAAAACGCCATTTCTGTCCCGATGGGGTAACGTAGTTACCGGCTTTGGAAACATTGGAAAGACTGAGGTTGGTTTCGAGCTTAAATAATTTTGTGCTCCCTCCAGCAAAAACCGTAACCGCTTCATTAGGAGCAGAGGCGGCGACCACTGAATTAAGAGTCTCTGCGGCTGCATTAGACCATTCAGCAGGCGCTGGGAGTGGACCATACCCTACTTGCTGCGGAAGGACATTCTTCGCATCTACAAGCGCACCAGCAACCCCAGGCTGATCTGGCAACCACTCGCCAAAATTGACTCTCATCGTTTCGCCAGGGTCATGACAAGAGGAACACCGGAATACTGGCTTTCCTCGTCGGACTTCGTCAGAGATGCGATTGCCCGATCATACAGAGCACCCCAGGTCTGCAACCGAGGATCGTTCATCAGATAAGGTTCAGCCTCACCCAAAGCCCCATACAGAAGAGCGTCTGGGCAGACCGTCAGGAATGTGTTTGTAGGATTGGCAGACGAGAGAAATGTAGGGGCCGCAAAGTAAAGGATCTTGACCGTGTAATTACTGTCAGGAATCGGTGCAAATTGAATCGTTGTGCTAAGGATCGTGTAGAAAGTCGGTATACCACTCTGGTTCGTCCGACCGTTTCTGATGAAGACGCTTGGCGTTGCAAACGTAATCGGGAAGTCGGGATCAGAGTCAATGAACACATCCCTCGTTTGCAAGAAGTCACTAGGGAGACTAATCGTAGCGACCCCACCGGTTGCCGTGATTGATGTTTGTGTAAGCATCTGCCGCAAGCGTAAATCTCTACGCAAGCGTATTTCTGCAAGCTGGATGAAATCTGGGATCGCGGCAGTAAGATCATCTCTGCTTAGATAATTAGCTATCGTTGTTTGCAGTTCGCTGTAAGTGCTTAGGGCCATATTCGACATCGCTCCATCGAAATTCGTGCGTCCCTATGTGTCCTATTTCAAGACTCAATTCGTGATCCACGAACGTCTGAATATTGTGATCTAAGGCTTTAACACAAAAGTGAACATCCTCGCCGATAAGACCACCCGCTCCCCATACTACATCAAACCAAGGCTGAGGCATAGTCTCGAAGACGGATCGGTGTGTTAACACCACCCCAAAGCCCACGGCAGTAACGTGTTCAATACCGGTCTTTCCGCGACTTTCAATCTTCTCAAAAATCTCTTTGTCCTCGTGAAAATTGATCGCCGTTGGCAATACGGGTTTTCTTCTGGTTACCGCGTTAACGCCGATAATAGACTTGCCGTGATGAAGCAACCGTTCCAACGTGTTTTTCGGGAACCTCATATCCGAATCCACCCAGAGAATGTACTCGGCCCCATCTGCCAATGCCTCTTTTGCCAGAGACTCCCGCTGAGAAAAAATCAGCGTCCCTGGTGCTGTGTAAAGCAGTAAACCTCCACCGTGTTTACCTACCCGATGAGCACCGTCATAAGCAGCCAATCGAGCCATATCAAAAGACGTTCCCGTCATCATCGTGTCCCGACAAGGTACGCACAAAGCTACTTTCATACTTTACCTGGCCTTGTTCTAAAGTGTCTGTTCTCAGGGTCATTTATCCATGCCCTGAATCGTTTCTCATCTAGCACCGCAAATCCCTGCATGATCCCTTTTTTGTTGAGATCATCCACCACAACAAATGGGAGTTGCGCGTAGCGTGTCCACTCACCCCAACGCTCATGCTCGTCTGTAGCATTGTAGAGTGCCTTGTTCTGCTCAACGATCTCAGTAATCTCTTGTATCCTGCGGAATACAAACTGATCGTCTGTAGTGTGGAATGTTGTTTTTGGGTTCATGATCCTTACCGAGCAATAAAAAAGGGAGGCTGTTACGCCTCCCCAAGACCGCTAGTTTTTATTAAGCAACATTGAGATCCGCAAGGATGCCGTGAGCTGCTTCGTTACGCATCTCCAGTGTGAACTCGGCAAGGATTTGGGTCTTCTCAGAATCACCCGTCTTTGCAAGTTCGTTGGTCTGGAAGGGACGTAGGTAACCAACCGCTGCGTACTCCGGATCAAGGATAAACGCGTCTCTGGTGCGGACAAAGCGATCCGGAACAACCGAGATTGAACCGAAATCACTTAGGTACACATCAGCAGCACCAATGATGGTCGTTGGTGCATCTGACGGAGCCATGTAACGCTGTGCTGCGATACCCGCGAACGCCGAAACCGTCTGCTTGAGTGCCGGACCTACGATCAGGATCTTTGGGCTGCCACCAGAGGTGTAGACCTTTTGGACCCCATCTTTAAGGATGGTTTCCGTAAAGGTTCTGGTCGTGCCATCAGATCTCGTCGAAACACCAATGGTGGTGGGGTTAGCACCGTCGGTGGTGTTGAAGTTCGAGTTGGTCTTGATCCATGAGAGCAGGGAACCTAGTTTGCGAGCTGTCGATGACGTACCCGCAGAACGGCCCTGGTTTGCAGAAAGAATCGTCTCCTGGTCACGCTTCAGCTCTTGTGAAGCCTTAGAAAGCTGGTAAGCCTTCTCAGCGCGACGGCCTGCAAGGTCTACCGCCATCATCGTGCCGGACACCTGGATTGTCTTAGCGACGATCTGAGTGTAGTTACCCAAACGAGTTGTTGGCGTAATGGTTGCCGCAGTAGCGTCATCACCTTCCACCTGTGCGTTGTTGGTGGTTGCCGCAGCAAGGGTATCCGTCTGCCACTCGTGGTAGACAGCGGTTGCCTTTGTACGGGCAAGCGATGACAAAATCGGCGTCTCGGTCGGGCTAATGCTGTAAATTACATCGCTCAAATCTTCACGCTGACCGACTGCCGTGAAGGTTTGAAACGTACCTGAAGGAACTGCCATTTTGAATCTCCTAAATTATAAAAATCTCTCAAAAACCTTGGCAGCATCCTGACGAGAACCCGTCTTCTTCAGCCGCGCAAAATCTGCCTTAGCCTGCTCTGTGGCTATGGTCTTACCCGTCGCATTACCAGACTTCAAACTTTTGGGCGCTTCAACAACCCGTTTATTAACGCCAGACTTCTGAAGTTTCTGATACTGACTTGCCATCCACAACGTCAACACAGCGCGAGAATCTGTTGCATTTGCCAACTCGTTTTCTGAATAACCAATTGACTTTGCAAAACTACGAAGTTCAGACCGCACCTTCTCACCCTTCTCAGGATGCCCATAATCCGGAATCGCTTCTGCAACGCGCTTCGCCTCCTCAACAAGATGCCTTTCCATCTGTGCCTCGCGCTCTGCGTGTTGCTCTCTCGCAATGCGTTGCTGCTCTGCACGAATCTGCTGGATCTGCTTTTCCTGCTGTGTGCGTTCTGCGACCTTTACTGCATAAGCAATCGGGTCTACGTCCTTCAAACTTTCAATATCCTCGCCGCGCATCTGCTGGTTTAGGAAGTTATCCATCGCCTGCAACCGCTGAGAATATGCGTCTCTCGCCTGTTTTGCTTGCTCGATTGCGGACTTTTCTGCCTCTACTGCCTTCCGCTGCTCTGCAAGCTGATTAGTCTTTTTGTGGTAATCCGTACCCTTCTGGTATCCCTCAATCAGTTCTTGGAGGGTCACTTCGCGCTCTTCCCCCGCTGCTTTCACAACGAATCGCTGTTCCTCCTCACTCTCTTCGGATTCACTGGCAACAAGTTCTTGATCTTCTGTCTGGTCTTGAGCTTGCTCTTGCTGAGGCTCTTCTCCATCCATCATCCCCAAGAACGTATTTGCTGCCTGTCCCACTGTCAAGCTAGTCCCATTCGGGTTGCTGCTATCCATAAACTAACCTCAAAAAATTTTAAATCGTTTCTTAGCCATTTCACCTTCTGATGCAATCGACTCAAGACGAGCTTTTAGTCGATGAATCGCACGAATAGCCCCATAAGCCTCCTCGCGCACGTCAACATCATTTGGCCTGCTATTTATCATACGCTGAATATCATCGTTTTCCAACTCTGCAAATATTTCTTGCAGAAATTCATCACCAAGTAAAGCCTTTGCGCGTTCCCATCTTTGCGTCATAACAAACTTTTCACCTTCTGTTTGGGTAATCGAGCCTCGTTGAGTGCTTTTAGAAACTCTTCACCGTACTTGTTTACGGCTTTTTTCTTCACAACATACTCACCACGCTGCAATTTTGCGTAACCCTCGTCTGGTCCCATAGGATCGGGTCCAAGCAAAGACTTGATCTTGCCACCCATCTCATAACTCACATCATCATCGGGCTTGCCTTCGTAGTCCTTGAATCCGACGATCATCCCACCATCAAATCCACCGTCAACAATGTTTTGGTAGGACATATTTTTGGCATTTTGTGCTGCGGCTTGTTGTGTTAGTTGTTCGTTTGTCTTTGCCCAGCCGTAATCTGTACCAACCCCTGCCTTATTAAAATCACCAGGTATAAATTGTTGTACCTGAGAAACATTTGCAGGAACACCAAATTCTAGTGTCATTGGACGCAAATTGGTGTAACCAGCGGCTCCAGACTGAAACTGAAACGGGACTTCCGGTGTCGGTGTTGTCTTGTAAAAAAACCCTGTAGTCGGAACTGCAAGACTTGTCTGACCACCTCCGGTGGCAAAAGGCACAAAATTTGTGGCAGGCAGATTATAAGTAGGAGGAATAAAATCTTGTGGATTAAAAGTTGTCGGGGTTGTTGTCGGCGTTTTTGTCGGAGTTGTCGGGGTTGTTGTAGTTGGCTTACCTAAACCTAGAGCAATTGCCGCCTGGACATCGGCCTCAGGCACATTCGCGGCACGCAACATATCTGCGGTAATTTTGTTTGCGTTGTAATAGTCGACTTTTTGTTGGCCTGTAAAACTCGCCCAATTTGATGGGAGTGTCATTCCCGCAGGCAACGTAAATGTTGGTGGAGGAGGAGTTGATTTGCCGAGACCTAACTTTATGGCTTCATCAATATCCGCTTGCGGAACCTTATAGTCTTTAAGCGTCTGCTCGGTAATCTTGTTGGCGTTAAACCAGTTAACCTTGTCTTGTGGCGTGTAATAAGACCATTCGGCTGGCAGTCCTAAACTTAACTGCGCTGCCATCAGCGTCACAGCATCTTGTGATGTGTTTCTTGGCTGCTCGACGATTGTTGTCGTTGGCGCAGTTACGGTAGGGGTTGGGGTTGGAGTTGGCGTTGGGGTTGGAGTTGGGGTTGGCGTTGGGGTCGGCTTTGGAATACCAAGCAGATCGAAGTTAGCCTGCGTTGCGTTGGCTGGGTCTAACTCGGTAATCCTAGCCTTTATTTGATCTGGGCTAATACCAGCAGATAACAACGACTGAATGTATCCCTGCTTCGTTGCAAGGCTCGCACCAGAATCCCAAGAAAGACCGAATACGTTGTAGGTCGGAGCGGCAGGAGGAGGAGTGTATACGGGTTGTGTATACACTGGCTCTTGATAGACAGGCTCTTGGTACACAGGCTCCTGATAGACGGGCTCTTGGTAAACAGGTTCTGGCTGCGTGTAGATAGGCTCTTGAGTGACAACAGGTTGCGGAAACGTATTAGGTATACCTAGAATGTCGTATACCGTTTGATTGGCATTGCTTGGATCAATGGAAGCAATAAGGTCTTTAATCTCCTGACCGCTAACACCGGCACGAAGAAGCGTTTGGATATAGCCTTGCTTTGTCGCCAGACTTGAGTCTGTATCCCAATTCAGCCCGAAAACATTCAAAATTGCCATGTCTTATCCTGGTATCTCGATGTTGGAAGTAATACCCGCGCCAACCTTCATCGCCTTCATCTGAGCCTCGGCCTCGAACTCCATCCGCTTTAGTTCTAACTCAGCCACGGCCTTCTCTCTGGCTAACTGAATGTCTGCCATCGCTTTCTGCTTCTTGATCTCGATGTCCGCTTGCGCTTGGGCCATCATCATCTGAATTGCGGGATCTGGACCTTGTTGTTGAGGTTGGGCAAGTGCTTGGTCAACCTCTAACGTCACAGGCTTGAAGAACTCAGCAGAGTCAGTAAATCCTGCCGCCTCAACCAATCTTCCGAGCGTTGATCGATATTGCGACAAGCTCACTAAAGGATTGTTTGGCCCCAACATCTGGAGCATCTGCTCTTGCTTTGCGAGAACCATACTTAGCATCGCCATCTTTTGCTCGACGTTTCCTGTCCCAAGACCCACATTCACTGATACATCGTATTGGTTCGACCACTCTCTTGGGTCGTACTGCACATACTCCCCGCGCATTCGAAGAATGACTGATTTGTCCTGAAACTTGCATAAGAGATGCAAAAGTCCTTTGAATAAGTCTTTTACACCTGTTTCTGCAAAGACGCGAGCGATAAGTTCGATCTTGCCTTGTGACGCTTGCGTGAGAGCGGCAATCGCCGTTGCAGTCACATTCTGTAGGATATTCGGGTCTAAACCTTGAGATGCCTCTGTAACGCCAGTTCTTTTGGCCTGAACCTGATCAAGGTACTCCAACAAAGGAAATGCTTGCTGCCCGACCGCGGGAGTCTGGATCGGGACCAAGGCATTCGGGTTCTTCATCCGAACGATGCTACCAGGTGCTACTGTCAATAGATCATCAAGATGGACCTGGCCCTCAACAACGCCGACCCTTGTATTGTTTTGCAGATATAGGTTGTCCAACATCTGACGGGTAACCGTTGTTTTGATCTTCTGAATGTCTACCGTGCGATCCGCTGGGCAATCCCCGAAAAATCGATGCGGGATCGGGATCGGGCAGATGGTGTAGAACGGCACATAATCCACATCCTTGTTCGACAGAATCTCGTTCCCTGAGAAGTAGATCTGTCGAAGCTCTGCAATGTCATCCCCATCAAAATCCGTCTTGAGGTAACACTCGTGAACCTCGACGGTCTGCATCGACTTGTCTAGACTCGGCTCTTGATAGGGTTGTTCGTCTCTATAGTATCGAGCAACCTTCTCCGCTGAAAACTCGAGATCGTTGTACACAGGAAGGTTCATTACCACTTCAGGATCAAACCCCATGCTCACCAAGTCCGAACGCGAGATCAGCTTTCTGTGTGCCACAAACGGCGTATCTCTAACAGTCTTTGCAGCCTTGGAGATGAGAAATTCCTCCGGAGGCACGTTCTCAATCTTGATCCTTCCTGCCTGATTCTTCCGCATCAACGCAACATTATGGACACGCAAGACTTGCCCATCCATCTCTTGCTCAACCGTCTCCTGTCCAGCAATCTCCATCGTCCCATCGGACAGGAGCATCGCCAGCTCATCGTCCGTTAAGTTGGCGTACTGTTCCTTCGTGACAGAAATCGAGTCATCCCAGTAAGCCTTCACGACACCGACTTTTTGCAGAATCGCGTCTTTGAACCAATCGTGCATGATAGAGATGCCTGGGTTCTGTTTCATCAGCACCCAATTACAGTAATCTGTAGCCTGTTCAGCCAAAGGTTCATCACCAGGACCAACAGGCTCGAACACACCAATTTGGTCGGAAGATGTAAACAAACGCATGAGAGGTGGCAACATCCCGTCGACAACCTCTGCAACCTCACCCGTAACAATCGCAGACCTTCCCTCGACCTCGTTCTCATAAGGTTCCCTTAAATAAGACTTAAGTGCATACGTCCGCTGCTCCACGGTTTCTGTCTGCAAGAAACCAATGGCGTTATCAATCTCACCTTGTAAAATTGCTTTTAGCCGACCTTCATCCATCACACCACCCACAAAGTGTTAGGTTTCAGAGGTTTGGACCAACTGGTTGTTTCGTTCATCCCGACCGCTAGATACCGAAATGCGTCTGCTGCGTGAGATGCCCAATCGTGAAGAGGCTTATCCCAAAACACTTGACGCTTATCATCGTATTGTCGCCGATAATTACGCAACGCGTCCACACCTCGCTTGGTCTTAGAATCAAACCAACAAAATGGAATCAAACGTCTTGCTGCCTGGATTCCATCGTCCACTGCCATCCTTGGCACAATCGTGATATTTAGCCCCGCCTCTTGTAAAAGTTCAAGTCTCGATCTGCCTGATCCTAATTCTCTGACCTGCACGTCGTGAGGCAGAAGTTGTTCCGCAAGATCATAATGATTTGATCTCAACCAGTTGACATACCAATCCAAGCCTTGACCGTGATTCTCAACAAAGTCAATAAGCCTTGTTTCCAAACCGACTTTCTGACACACCCAGATCGCCGTGGAGTCTCCGATTCCCAAGTCCCAGGCACAGAATGTCCGTGCTATCCCGTCCACAGGAATCTCGCAGAATCGCTCAGTCGGCAACTCATTGAGAAGCTGCCCGTAATATGATCCCTCAATGGCACTGTCAAAACTGCACTCAAACTCCTGTAAGAATTTATCGTCTCCCATTTGCTCTCGTGCGGCGTTGAGTTCACTTTCAGGAATAAGATTTGTTTCTGATGCCCTGAACTCAAGCATGGCCCAATCACTATGTTCTGCTGCATAGTCTCGCAAGCTCTTAAAATGATTCGCACCTCTCGGTGTTCCGAGGAACAAGGCCCATCCCATCCTGTCCGATAGAGCTGGTCTTACAACCTCCGACCAGATTCTTGGGTCTTGGTCCCCAAACTCGTCGAACACCACTCCATCGAAATACTGCCCCCTGAGAGAGTCTGGGTTGTCTGATCCTGCAAGCTGAATCCTCCTGCCCCAGAAATCAACTCTAAGCTCCGCGATATTTGCGGTGGCGTTTAGTGGTTGTGTGAACTTTAGGAGGTAATCCCAGATCACTCGCTTGGTTTGTGAATAAGTTGGCCCAATGAATGCGTACCGCGGTGCTTCTCTCTGATTCTGGATCGCTTCTTTTATGAGATGGTTGACCGCAGAGACCGACTTTCCTAAACGTCTATGAGCAACAACAACTACAAATCTTTTCTCCCCAAGCGCATTGTGTATTGTAAGTTGCTGCGGCCTCGGAGCATAAGGAATGACTATTCTGGTTGCGCCCATGAGATTTGCATTGCAACTGGTTGACCATTCTCGCCTGTTATCTCGTGTTTAACGCTCTCATGCCATTTAGCCCTCGTCTTTAACCAGAAGATCATCGCCGTGGTGTTTCCCGACATAGCTTGCTGGTAGAGGCTTTTAGCCACCGCTGCGTTGGCATCCACGCGACCGTCATCAAGCTCCTTCTTGTAATACTTGACAAGCGTATCCGCGCTTAACTCTATCTTGGCTGCAATATCCTCGTGACGAACGCCAACCGCAGCGAGCCCTCTGACTAGCTTTCTGTTCTCATCCGTTGGTTCATGCAACACGCCCTGCATATTTTTTAACTCCGAATGTTAGTTTTCACTAACTAATTTTGCCTTCTTGCCGGTAAATTCTTCCCATCGCTTGACGATGACATCGCAGTATTTTGGGTCTAGTTCCATCATTCGACAAGACCGACCTGTTTTCTCGCAGGCAATAAGCGTACTACCACTGCCGCCGAATAGATCTACGACGATTTTTTTGTCGGCCATTGAGTAGTAGTCAAAGAACCAACAAACAAGCTCTACTGGCTTTTGAGTAGGGTGCACACGAGTCTTTGTGTCATCCTTGTGCATTCCGTGATGGCCTGACCACAAAATTCTTGCGACCATACGCTTGTGCTTTGCCTTTGACCAGCAAAGTTCAAACGTATTACCGACAACCTTGTCCATTTTTTCGTCGCATCGCTTATCCCAAACGACCCATGATCCATTATTTCGATTTGGTATCAGGTCAACGTAATAATCAGCGCCCCAAAGAAATATCTCTTTACAGTAGTCGAACGTGGCAAAAATCGTGTTGATAAATTCAGGATTGAAGTCTTCATGGTCGCCCTTTACTGCATCAAAGCGATTTCCTGTTTTCTTGTGATTTTTGTCGTTGCTAAACATGCTGTCGTAATTCGTGTCCAGAAACATGCCATACGGCGGATCAGTAAACACCATATCTGCCTTTTGGCCCTTCATCAACTTATCAACCGCATCCACACTCGTACTATCACCGCACATCAACCGGTGCTTGC